GGAAGCATCGCGACATGCGCTTCCCAGCAGACCGAGTTGTGCGGCACAAGCACGTACAGGCCGAGCAGCTCCTCGCCCTGGTAGGCCATGAGATAGGTCACAGCCGGATGATCGGACGGCTGGAACTCTTCTGGCGGCGGCGAGCCGTCATCGCTGATCTGCCGGTAGATCCGCGGATGCGTCAGAATGCGCCGCACAAGCTCGAGGTCTCGCTCGGGCTTGAAGCGGAAGCTACCCACCGTCAGCAGTTTCGGGACGCGGGCTCGTGACTCGTCTCACCATGGCCCTGCTGGCGGTCCGCACCTGATCCTCGAGTCCTCGGATTTGCTCGAGCTTTTGCGCCACCACAGCGGGCGGATATTGCCGCAACAGGGATTCAAAGACCTGTTGGAGCACCGATTCAAAAAACGCCTCGATGCTCGGAAACAGGGGCACCAAGACCGCTTGGCCATCGACGTTGGCCGGGCGGACGGTCCGCGCGATGTGCTCCTGGAGAGCCGCCTCGATCTCCGGGGAGATATCGATTGTCAGAGTCATATCTGTTCTGTTTACGGGTAAATCGGAATCCAGCCAATCCAGGTTCCATTGGGGTCGTAGACGCCGAGCTTGCCGGTCACCGCTCCGCTCGGCGTCCAGGTGTTGTCGTCGGTGTAGGGCACCCAAAGGTACTGCTGGGCGACGATCGTGCCCGCCTTGACCTTGCCGTAGGCGTTCACGTTGCGGATCTCGGGCGCCAGGCCAGGAATGATCTCCCAGCCGTAGCTGCCGGACGTGAACTGGGCGCTGGTGGCATAGAGCGTACCCGGGTTGATGTACACGTTGCCGCCGTTGAACAACTTGATATCGGCCGTGTTCTGAAAGGTGACGCTGCCGGTGAAGGTGGCGGTGCCGGCAGTGAGTTTGGCGGCCGAGACATCGGCGATCTTGGCATTAGTGATGGCGGCGTCCTGGATGTGGGCCGTGCCGATGGCGGCGGCGGCGATGGCAGCGGCGCCGACGGCGGCATTGGCGATGTGAGCGCTCTGGATCTGAGCATTGCCAATGTGGGCGCTCTGGATCGCGCCGTTGGCGATGTGGGCTGAGCCGATGGCAGCCGCGGCGATGGCGGCCGAGCCCACCGCCGCGTTAGCGATCTTGGTGGCCGTGACGGCACTATCGGCGAGCTTAGCGGCCTGGACGGCCAGGTCAGCCAGCTTGGTAGTGTCCACGGCAAGGTTGGCGAGCTTGGCGGTGGTGACCGCAGCGTCCGCCAGCTTGCTGCTGTCCACACCGCCATTGGCGATCTTGGCCGCGGTCACGGCCAGATCGGCCAAGTGGCTGGTCTGAATGCCCTGCCCCGCCACGCCCAGCTTGCCGAGCGAGATCGCCAGTTCGCCGTGGAGGGTCGTCGGATCGAGCCGGCCGGCATCGATCGCGCCGGGCTGCTCACTCGGCTCGACATCCTTGTAAGCGGCGCCGCTCCAGGCCTGAGTTTGCAGCGTGGCCTGGCGCTTCCAGTTGACCGCGTACAACCGGAACCGGAAGCGCCGATAGCTGTCGCTGGCTTTGGGAATCTCCCAGTAGTTGATCGGCAGGTCCACGGCGACACCGGCGCCCTGCTGCTCGTGCACGACGCGCTCGACGCCCTCGGCGTCGGGAGCGGCTTGACCGGCTGAGTTGACCTTCTGGACCGTGAGCCGGGCGAAGTAGAAATCCACGTTCGCCGCCGGGTTGGTCCAGGTCACGTGGTCGATGCCCCAATAGGCGATCCCGTCCTGCGTCTTGCCATATGTGAGCGTGCCGACTGCGGCGTTCGTGATGACGTTGGCGGCCACCGTCCCCGGCGCGTAAGCGTTCGCCTGAATCCAGTTGCGATTGTCGGAGGCGCGCAGGAGCGCTTCGCCGTGCCAGGGCGTCCGGGGCGACAGGATGAACTGCCAGACTTCGGTCGTGGCCGGGCGGTCGAAGTAGGCGACCACACTGTCGGCCTGCCCGTCGGCGCCGCCTTGGTGGGGATAGAACGCGACTGACTTGAATTCGGCGTCGCTCGGGCGCTTGCGGAATAGCGTCACGCCCGTGAAGGCTCCCGAAGTGGGCGCTGTGTAATTGATCTGGAACTTCAGCGCCGGCTCGCCGGTCAGCTCCCATTGATCGCCCCAGCTCGTCAAGCCGGTAATCGTGGGATAGCCGATGCCCTGGACTTTGGTGATCGCGACGTCCAAATACGTTCCTGCCAGCGTGGCATCTGGTGCGGGGCGGATGCGGTTGGCGCCGACGCTCGCCACCACGAACCGCCAGGTCTGGTCCGTATCGGGCCGGCGCAGCCAGATCGGCGGCGTGTTGTAGGCCGCCGGCGGAGTCCCGGAGTAGGGGTATTCGGCAATGGGTTCGAGTTCCGAGCTTGATCCCCGGCGCAGGTACACGGCCGCGCGCAGCCAGTTCGAGTCGTTCGGCGGAGTGATCTTGAGCTGGATGCCCACGGTCTCGATGCCCTGGGCGTCGATGGTGTAGTACGGATTCTGGCCGTTCATCGCCGAGTCGAGCTCGGCAGTGGGCGTCAAGGCGACTGAGGTCACCGCTCCGGGCGGAGTGAGCGCGCTCGGCTGCACTGCTGGCTCGACATCCTTGTAAGCGGCGCCGCTCCAGGCCTGAGTTTGCAGCGTGGCCTGGCGCGCCCAGTTGACGGCGTACAACCGGAACCGGAAGCGCCGATAGCTGTCGCTGGCTTTGGGAATCTCCCAGTAGTTGATCGGCAGATCGACAGCTACACCCGAACCCTGCTGCTCCCACACCACGCGCTCGACACCCTCGGCGTCGGGAGCGGCCTGACCGGCTGAGTTGACCTTCTGGACCGTGAGCCGGGCGAAGTAGAAATCCACGTTCGCCGCCGGGTTGGTCCAGGTCACGTGGTCGATGCCCCAATAGGGCAGCCCGTCCTGTGTCTGGCCATAGATCAGCGCGCCGACTGCGGCGTTCGTGATGACGTTGGCCGCGACCGCAGCCAATCCCCAGCCATTGCGCGAGTGGTAGTTGCGGTTATCGCTCGCGCGGAAGAGCGCCTCGCCGTGCCAGGGCGTCCGGGGCGAGAGGATGAATTCCCAGACTTCGGTCGTCAGCGGACGGTTGAAGTAAACAAAGAAGCTGTCGGCCTGCCCGTCGGCGCCGCCTTGGTGGGGATAGAACGCCACTGACTTGAATTCGGCGTCGCCCGGGCGCTTGCGGAATAGCGTCACGCCCGTGAAGGCTCCCGAGGTCGGCGCTGTGTAATTGAAAGTGATCTTCAGCGCCGGCTCGCCGGTCACTTCCCACAGTGCGCCTTCGGCCAACGAACCGGTGACCGTCGGATAGCCGATGCCGACCACTTTCGTGATAGCGACATCGACGTAGCTGCCTGCCTTGTTGCGGTCCGGCAGCGGCCGCACGCCGTTGGCGCCCACCGAAGCGGCGACGAAACGCCACGTCTGATTCGTGTCGGGGCGCTTGCGCCAGATGGGTTCGAGATTGTAGGGCTGCGGCAGCGTTCCGGTGTAGGGATACTCGGCGACGGGCTCGAGGTCATCGCCGGTATTGCGGTCCAGGTACACGGCCGCGCGCAGCCAGTTCGAGTCGTTCGGCGGAGTGATCTTGAGCTGGATGCCCACGGTCTCGATGCCCTGGGCGTCGATGGTGTAGTACGGATTCTGGCCGTTCATCGCCGGGTCGAGCTCGGCAGTGGGCGTCAGGGCGACCGAGACGATGTCCTGGGGCGGAGTGTGCGGCGTGAGCTGCGCTTGCGGCTCGACGTCCTTGTAAGCGGCGCCGTTCCAGGCTTGAGTTTGCAGCGTGGCCTGGCGCTTCCAGTTGACCGCGTACAACCGGAACCGGAAGCGCCGATGCGTAGCGGTCGCCGCCGGCAGGGTCCAGTAATCAATCGGAATGTCGGTGTGATAGGCCGGCCACTGCTGCTCCCAGACGACGCGCTCGACGCCTTCGTAGTCCGGCGCGGGCGCTCCGGCGGCATTCACCTTCTGCACGGTCAGCCGCGAGAAGTAGAAATTCACATCCGCGGCTGGATTCGTCCAGCTCACATGATCAATGCCCCAATAGGCGATCCCGTCCTGCGTCTTGCCGTAGGTGATCGTGCCGACCGCGGCGTCCGTGATGCCGGTCGCCGAGGCCGCTCCGACCGCCGGCGCAGTAAAGCGGCAGTAGTTGTGATCCACGGCTGCCGGCGGATTGCCAATGGCAGGATCGAGCAGCAGCGCCTCGCCGTACCAATAGGTCCGGGGCGAGAGCACCACCTCCCAAGTCTCGTCTTGCTCGGGCCGGTCGTAGTACCACTGCACCGTGCCAGGCTGTCCGTCCGGGCCGCCGGCATGCAAGTGGAAAAACAGCGGCTTGTAGTCCGCATCGCCAGGCCGTTTCAGATAAACGGTGATGCCGGTGAACAAGCCCGAAGAGGGCGCCACGTAGGGGATTGAGATGTTCAGTGCCGGGAGCCCCGAGCCCTCCCACAGGTCTCCCAGCACCGTTGGCGCGGCGGTGATCGTGGGATAGCCAACCCCCTCGATCTTGGTAATCGGGACCGCCAGCCACGTGATGCCCTCCTTGTCGGGCGCGGTTGACGGTTCCGTCCGGGCGCCGGTGGAGGAGATGGTGGCCACTGCGAACTTCCAGGTCTGGTCCTGCTCCGGGCGATCGAACCAGACTGCCGGCAAGTCAAACGGCGCCGGCACGGTCAGGTTGGATGGGTAGTTGTATTCCCCGACGGGCTCGAGCTGGCCCGTGGCGCGATCGACATACAGCGCCACGCGCGAAAAGCGCCGATCCGACGGCGGAGTAACGCGCAACTGAACCCCTACCGCTTGACGCTTGGAGTTCTCCCAGATGGTATAGCCGGGGTTTTGGTTGCCCGGCGTCTGCGGATCGAGATCCACCGGGGCGAGTTCGACCTTGGTGACCTCGCCCGGCGGCAGCATCCATTCGGCTCCGTGGATCTGCTCGAAGAAGAGAATCCACGGGCGCGTGAGGTTCCCGAGCGCATCGAACATCCGCGTCCGCAGCGGAGGCCGCGGGCGGCGCAGTTTCTCATCCATCAGTTCATCCCCTGTGTCAGTCGGAGTTGAGCGTCGAGCAGCGCCACGCGGGCGTTGCTCGACGTGATGGTGGTTTGATAGACCCGATGGCGCGCCTCGCCGAGCCGCCGCCAGATGATCCGTTGGTCGCTGGCGGGCGCGCCCGTATTGATTGTCTTCCCTGCGTTGAACGTCTTGCCGCCGTCGTCGGACCACTGGAGGGTGACATCGACCGCAGCGCTCACCTCGAGCACGAGCTCGAAGCGGTGGTGGAAGACTCGCGTCTCCTGGTCGGCCAGATACGGCGCGCGCCGCAGCCGCCGAATCGCGGCGCCGGCGTCGCTCGTCAGCGCCAGCGACATCTCATAGATCGTGCCGGCGGCGTAATCGCCCACCAGATGCTTACCGTGGACGAACGCATGGCCCCGCGATCGGTGACGTCGGAACTGGGAGCCATCCCAGCGCGCCCGCTCGTGCCACAGTCCGGTGGTCACGTCGTAGACCCAAGTGGCGTCGTCGTTCGGGAACGTAATGACCCAGAAATAGTGGCCGTCCTCGGAATAGGTGTAGGCCTCCGCGTCTGCCGGACTGGTGTAAGCCGCCCAGGCCGCCTCCACCGCGTGCGTTGAGACGCGCTTCGGCTGATAGCCCTGAGCATAGACCGCGATAAGCTGGCCGCGCGGATCACCGCTGAGCCAGCCGACACCGCCCGGCAAGCGTACCGTCGCCCAGGGTGCGCGGTTGCCGTACTGCATGAATGCGCCCGCAGCGGGCTGCCAGGGGAAAGCCGCTGGGTCGGGATCGGCGTTTCGCCGCCAGACCTCGGTCGTGTCCGTGCCGAACAAATACAGATCCGAGTGGTCGGCCAGCATCATCACGAGGCCGTCGGCATTCGCCTCTTTGGAGGCGAAATCAAGCTGGTCCCAACTCGTGGCGTCGAACGGCGCCGAGTGCCGGAAGCGAATCGGGCTCTCTGAGGGATCAATCACCAGAAAGTAGCCGTCCAGAAACGCTCCCGCTTTCGCGTTGAGCTGCGTCTGAGTGTCCTTGTAGTAGACCGGTTGGACGCTCGTCCCTCCCCACCGCCAGCCCTTGCCCGCCGAAACGATGAACAGTTCCGCCTGCGTGGCGAACATCTGGACCGGCTTTCCGTCGTCGCCGACGTCACCGAGCAACGTCGCCGTGCCACTGGCTGCGATCGAGTACAGCTTCGAGCCAGCAACCGCGTAGCAGAGGTCGGCGCCGCCGGCCCACAGGCCACGTACCGCCCCGGCGAGTCCGGTGGTGAAGTTGGCCAGCCCGGGCGTGCCCACGAGCATCGCTTTCGAGCGTGCCGTGCCGGCTTCGGAGGCTTCCGGATACAGGTTGATCGAACGATCGGCAGCGAAGTTAGGGAAGCGCGACTGGTACGTGCCGCCGACAAAGTTCGGATAGCTCGCCATCGAGTTACTCGCCGGTTCGCCAGTTGAATCCCCAGCGCGCCTCGCCGAGAACGGGCTCGGTAGACATCACCGGTCGCGGCAGATTGAGGCGCTTGAGGTTCGCCAAGGATTCGCGCGCCTGGACCACGACGAAGTCCGGCAGAGGTGCCCGGAGTTCCTGCGCGAGGCGCAGCGCCAGATTGTAAGTGATCGCTTCCTGGTAGCCCTCAGGGAAGTCGGCCGTGTCGTTCAGACTGGCGAAACGGCCGAGCTTGGACCAGGTGAACAGCTCGACCTGGTGCCCCTCGGTGGGCGCCGGCCAGAAGCGTAGCGTAGTGAGCGGGAAGGCACGGTCGTAGTACAGCCGTGTGGGAAACGTGCTTTCGAGAGTGGGCAGGCGCAACGCCGCCCAATCGTCCACGCTGATGATCTCCAGCGGACGGTGGAGCGCCGCCGGAAGAATCACGTTCGCCCGCTCGATGCGCACCGGCCGCTCCCCGCTCCAATCGCCGCCCGGGCCGAGGGTGTAATTCTGCTGGCCGCCGGTCAGCGAGTAGATCTGCTGGCGGATCGAGTAGATTGCCAAGCGCTGCGCGTTCCAGGCGTCGAGCATCGCGTTGAGCGCGTCGAGCCCGGCGGCCTGCTCGTCGCTGGAACCGGATTGCCCGGGATGCCAGGCGATCAGCCGCCCGGCGGCGCGTACCAGCTCTCCGGCGGTCATTTGGTCTTCTGCTCCGGCACGGGCGCAATGCCGAGATGGCGCGCATTGAGTTCCGCAATTGCGGCTTTGGCCTGCGCGGCGAGCGCCTGCACTTCCGGCCGTGGCGGCAAGTTGAAGGCCGGACCGAGTTCCGTCGCGAGGTTGTAGGCGAGCGCGTGCTCGAAGGCGGGCGGGAGCGCCAGCGTGTCGTTCAATTGCGCGATTGCTCCGAGCTGCTGCCACGTGAACAGCTCGATCGAGCAAGCGGCCGAGGGGATCGGGTGGACATAGAGCGTCGAGATGGGCGCGGCGTAATCATCAAACAGCCGTTGTGGCAGCACGCTCTGG